GGAATACATCTAAGTGTACCATCTCATCACGAGCAATTAACTTAAATACATTACTACTACCTGCCATTAACTTCTCAGGTTGCTCAGAGAATGACCAGTTAGTTACAAATGTACAGAAGAATCTAATGCCTTCAAACATATTAAGAATTACTGCTGATTTGTAGACTGCCTCTTTGACCATACGTTCATCAACTTCTGGGAAAGGTTTGACAGCCCCAGGCTTAAGAGATAAGACAGTAGAATTAGCATCCATCCTATCAAAAACACTGGTAGCCCAATCAAAGCCAGCAAGAATAGAAGTAGCCCGTCTCTGTACGTACTCATCATCTATGATTCCTCCTATGAATTCATCTACATTATTGTATAGAGCTCTCACCATCTCAGTGTATGACTCTGAATGCAGTAGCTCGTTGTTCTGATGGTTAGTTATATACAATTCCCACTCAGGGTTATTAGATATACCACCATTATTAAACAACTGAAGAGGAGCACGCCCAGCACAACTATCGAGAGTGATAGCAAACTTAAGCCCTGATTCATAGATGTGTTTACCTGCTTCATCCAGTGATTCAAAGTCTCTCTTCTCCTTTGATAGGTCAATTTCATTCTTACTCCAGTTACCAATAGCCCTCATCTCTTCTGCGAAGTCTAGTATCCAAGGGTACTTAGGGTCGTGGTACGTCTGTATGTTTCTATTACAGCTGTCCTCACCCAGGAATAACCTGGTGTTCTTACTTACTACTGTCTCACCTAATTTAAAAATCTTACAACTCATATGCTACACGCTCCTGATTCACATCCTGTTACAATTTCCTCACTCTTGTTCTCTCTGTCCTTACTACGGATGTAGTATAAAGACTTAAGCCCATACTTATAGGCGGTGAGGATATCCCTCTTAACTCTATTGCTATCTAGTATCTTACCATCAATCTTAGTTAGGTCATACCACTGATTGACTGACATACCTTGGTCTATGAACTTCTGTATCACAGCCATCAACTTAATATATTCACTACTGTTGTTGTCTGGCATATCCCAAGCCTTCATATAATAGTTAGCCTTATCTACATCAGGTACTAATGACTTGACTGTATAAGCAGCTGACTCATATGTATCTGTTAGAGATTGAATAGGGTCAATACCTTGTGTACTATTACTGACTAAAGAACTACTGGCTGTTGGTGGTACAGCAGACAGGGCTGTGTTTCTCATACCCCATATCTGTACCTGTTCTCTCAACCAATCCCAATCACAGTGTAAATCATTGTCTACTAACTGGTCTACGTTCTTATTGTATGTATCGATAGGCATCGTACCATCAGCATACTGTGACTTCTCTAGGAAATACTTACAAGCACCCTTCTCCTTAGCTAACTCCATACTCGCTTTGATTAATCCATACTGGAATCTCTCAGCCCAAGTATGTGTCAACTCATACGCCTTCTTAGTACCTAGTCTAGCTTCATTCTTAGCAAGGAAGTGAGCGAAGTCACTGATACCAATACCTAGGAATCTGTAACCCTTAGTAGCCCACTCAGCTGCATCCATAGGATACTCTTGCTTATCAATAAGGTTGTCTAAGAACCTAACCATTAGAGCAGTCAGCTTATCCATACGTGTGATGTTATCTAGCTTACCAAAGTTAATACAACCTAGGATACATAAGCTAATCATACCATCATCTAAGTTGTACGTATCAGCAGTAGCTACCTTCTTAAGACCATCGAACTTCATAGGTTTAGTAGGTAGGAATATTTCTGAACACAAGTTAGTCTGTGTTACTGGTTCTTTGAACATCCCTTGTTTATTGATGTTGTCAATGAAGTGCAGATAAATCCGTCCAGTCCCAACACGTTCCTTGATGAGCTTGTTGAAGACTTCCGTTGCTGGAACTCTAGTCTTTCTAATGAATGGTTGTTGTTCATAATGTTTATACACCTCGTCAAAGTCTGCTTGTCCATAGGATTCAAATAGTTTTGGCACGTCCTCTGAGGAGAATAAAGTCCACTCTCCTTTGCTAAGGACACGCTCAATAAAGATTGAAGGGATGCCGATAGCGTAATCAATAAACCTAGCCCTAGTAGTATTACTACCTTGATTGTTTTTGTATTCCAAGACATCCATTATCTCCCAATTAAATACAGGATAGTTAACTACAGTAGCACCACTACGTAATGCATTCTGTGTGAACTGTTTACTTGCAGCCTCTACTGTCTTAAGTAGTGGTAGTGCACCTGTGTGTTTAACAGTATTGTTCTTGACTGGTGCTAGGATACCTCTGACTAGACCCATATCAATACCAATACCTGCTCTCTGTGCTGTCATCATAGACAACGCATACTCAGTGCTGAGGATAGACTCAGACGAATCACCCATCTTAATCTTACAACAACTAGAGAACATCTTAAGTCTAGTACGTACACCTGAGATAACAGGAGTAGGTAAACTAATCTCATCGTTCTTTAATGCTTGATAGAAGTCCAACACATAGCCTAGCTTGGCATCTCCTTCATCAGCAAAGATAACCATAGGGATAATCATAAACGTCTCTTGAATCATCTCTAAGGCTTTATCAGTCTTGACATCCTTAATCAGGTACTTACTTTCTAGTTGTGTGACACTTGAGTGTACTCGTTCTAAATCATTCTCATAATCTAAGTAGCTACCTAGGTATTCAATCTCTTCCTCTGTGTACTTCTCCAGTATCTCAGGGCTATACAACTTAGACTTAACATTCTTCTTAATGTAGTCTAAGAAGTTGATAGGTTCAAAGCTACCATACACTTCCTTACGCATATTAGTCACGAGTAATCTACCCGCTAGTACACCATAGTCAGGATGTTCAGGTGTTAACTTCTCACTCGCACTCTTAATAAGTGTCTGTTGAATAGCAACTGATGACATCTTATTAGCAATCTTTAGATGTGCATTAAGTGCTACATCAGATACAGATACGTTTAAACCTTCAGCACACTGGGATAACATCATATGAATCTTATCATAGTCTAGTAACTCTAGTGTACCATCTCTTTTCTTTACGTATACTTCTTTAGCTTTCATCAGGACGTACCTCCATCTCAATCATCCTATCGCCATTCTCATTCTCATAGACTGCATAGGTTAACTGTCCTTTGTTGTGCATAATAATAGCATCCATAAGACCCTCGTTGTATGCTCTCTTATCCACCCAGTACATAACCAAAGCACCTAGGCCCATCCATATACTACTGATAATCAATATCTCATTCATTAAAAATACTCCTCATTAAATTCCTCAAACCTTTCACGTTTAGCCCATAGATTTTTCTCAAAGGCATCAAGTATATCCTCAGGCTCTAGCTCTAGCTCATCACATATGAGACACACATCATAATTCTGTGCTACTCTTTCCTTAAGTTCTCTGAGAGTTATCATTAGAAACTTCCTGCTACCTGGTCAACATAATAAGATGTGAATGCACCTTTTGTTGTAGATGTTAATGCACCGTAACAACTTTCTTTATGTCCGCAGAATGCACAGTTCATATTCAATCTCTCTCTACCGTCCTTACCTACTGTTGAACCCTTAGCTAATCTCATAGGTGGTGTATCAGAATCCATCTTATCTTTCAATTGAATAATGTGCTGGTCAATATCAGTCTCTAGTTGCTGCTCACATAGTTTAAGTGTTGACTTGTTCTTATTGAATGCTAAGAAGTAACCTACCTCTCTACCCTCTGTCTTACCATACCCTGATAACTGTTTGATATATCCGAAGGCATCATCTTTAATACCAGTCTCAGTAAACTTATTCTTGTATGACCAGTCACTGGCTGTCTTAACGTCTACTAATTCATCATCAATATAACAATCTTGTGAACCATTAACACCCTCAACTGTGTGCTTCTTCTGTTGTCCTGTTACCTTATGACCTGACAATTCAATCAGCCCCAGTAGCACAGCCTCTAGGATATGCCCTTGTAAAAAGGTTAGGTATACACTACCTTCAATAGGTTCCTGTTCATATCCTTTAACGGAGTACCATTGTGCTCTCTCACATCTACCAATACCTGACATACGTAGACCGTCTGACTTCTGTCTCTCTTTAAAAGATTCAACCAAGGCATCAGCTACTTCTGTACCCACTTTATCCGCAATCTTCTGAAGGTCTCCTGTGTATTTCTTACCTTCCATTAGTTTATATACATCTGTTACTACTGTGTTAATTGTTTTCATTACTGTACTCCTCAGTTAATAAATCAAGATACCATCTTGCTTTGTTTAAATCTTCTATACCATTCTTATATTTATATCTTGATATATATTTTATCACATTCCCTTCTAGGTAGTTTAGTTTCTGGTCTAAAATAAAATCAATTACTTCTATGTTACCCTGCTTGTAATGGCTTGGGTTAATGTTATCTTTAATGTGTGTCATTCCAACTGCTCCCTATTTGATACTCTCCATCTATTGGACAGTTTAAATTATAGTATTGTGTTGTCTCTCTCATTGCTTCTACTACCTGTTGACCAATAGCTTCAGCATATTCAGGCAGACATTCAATCTGAATCTCATCGTGTATCACACCCAGTTGTTTGTATGGTAGCTTACACTTCTCGTGAAAGATAACCCAAGACCTCTTAGCTATTATACTACCTGCTGATTGCAGTAGAAAGTTTAATGCTGAATGAGATGAACGTATCCTGATATGTCTACCATCAAGGGCTTTGATGTACCCTCTCTCTGATGCTTGTTCAACCAGCCTGCGTAACTTCTTAAGGGCAGGTGTGTTGTCTAGGAATTTCTTCTTAATCTTTCTACCTTCCTTCTTACCACCACCTACAATCTTACCAATCAACTGGTCACCCCCACCATATAAGTAGGCGTAGATAAAAGTCTTTGCCTCACCTCTGGTACGTAGCCCTGCTGACTGTTGGTTCTTAGTATGGATATCACCTGTCAGTATCTCCTTTGTGTATGCAGGGTCATTCATATAATGAGCCAGACATCTCAACTCCAGTCCAGATAGGTCAGCACCTACTATTACTTTGCCCTTAGGTACTGTGAATAAGGAACGCATCTCTTGGCCATACTCTTTATCACTAGCTACTACCTGTTGTAGATTAGGATTACTACTGGACATACGATTAGTCACTGTGCCTAGAGTGTGTACCCTACTGTGAATTGAGTGTGTGTCCTCGTTCAATGCATCAAGCCAACTGTTTAACATACTGATACGTTTCTGCAGCATTAAATATCTTGCAATAAGTTTAGCTTCAGGTATGTCCACATCCTCAAGCACAGCTTCATCTACCTTAACACTGCCTTTATCTGTTAATACCGTTGGCTCCCATCCAAAGTTAATTAGATACTTTGCTATTTGTTTACGACTTCCTAGATTAAACTCATCATAAGTATTGTAACCCCACTTACCATTAGGGTGCCAACAACAACCCTTAGCCAATTGGTTCTGATAACGTACACTTCTACTCCCTGATGCGTTGAACTTATCAGCCTTCTTGACTTCATTAAAGACTGCCAAGGGTTTGAAGACTGAGCGTACCTCTGACTCAACCTCTGTAATATCACTACTAATTTGTTGTAACAATCTAACAGCATTGTCTTCATCAAAGTACCACCCATTCTTTTCTTGTACACTACAGTGCTCCTTTGTTTTGTATTCTAATTCAATAGCATCCTTAGGCATACCACAAGACATCATCTTATGATACAGCTTGGTTGTTATCTCCACATCTCTAACACAATAGGTTAACATCTCTTCTGAATAACAAGACCAGTCCTCGTGGTCTCCCTTAGGGTACCCAAACCTATCACCCCAACTCTTGAGACCATTACCTCCCTCTCTTCTAGGGTCATCCAACTGACTGAGTACCAGTGTATCCTCAACCTTTGTATTGGTGAAGTCTGTACCTAATAACTTCTTCATCACAGGTACATCATACCCAATACCATTATGAAATATTAAGGTGTCAGCTTCTACCATCCAAGCATTGAATGTACCTACTGTGTCAGGTGTGAAAGTAATAACTTCTTTTGTGTCTACATTCTGTACTACAATACACCACACCACTGTAGGGTCTAGCCCATCAGTCTCAATATCACAAGACCATTTAGAATTTCCCATAGTCATCTACCTCCTTAAGCTGTGGGCTTGTGCCCTTCTCCAACCTACCAGTAATAGGATTGTAGCTTGTCCAGCCTGCTTCACCAGTCTGCCCAGTCCTACGTAGTTTAGGTACTCTAATGCGAGTGGAGTTTCTTTCATACTCATCCTCTGCCAGTTTATCCCTACTGAATAGAATATTATTATGACAAGACTGAGGGATTGCACCACTACCTTTCACGTCATACTCACTGATTTTATGTGGGTGACTACCATCATCAGGCTTACGTGTATGTGTACTCAAAATAACACAAGCCTTAGTTTCTTTACACAGCTTAATGAATCTATCCATCACATCCTCAATGTTCTCATTGCTCAGGTTCTTAATGGCAGTGTGTAGAGGGTCAACTAATATCACACTACAACCCAAGCCTTTAACAAAGTATCTAATCTTAGCAAACATCTCATCAATATCAATTGAACCACCACCATCATCGTGTATCTGTACCTTACTACCTAACCCTACTGTCTTAGCATCCGCCATAATATCATCAACATCTAACTCCCTAGGGTTTACCAAGGATAGGTTGACTCCTTTATGTACTGATACTACCTTACGTACTGTCTCATCAAGACTATCCTCTACCATAAAGCAACCAATCTTTTCATTAGTAGCAGTAGCGAAGTGATAGATGAGCTCATTAAGAATAGTTGTCTTACCAATAGAGGTATGTGCAATGATAGATGTTAGCTCACCTCTAGCTAATCCACCCCTTGTCATATCATTTAGATTACCAAATGAATTGGGCAAGGGAATGAGCTCAGTGTCCCTGTAATTAAGGAGGGCATCATACATATCTGATACTGTTGCCACGCCTGATACTACATAGGGCTTAGCATCCCACCAAGCATCAACAAATGCCTTGGATTGTTTGTTACTTAGATAATCTGATGCATCCTTATAGTCAGGTAACGTCACAGTCTGTACCTTATTAGGTCCAAGCAGTGGTGAGATAGCCTCAGTTGCTTTCCTTCCTGCCTCATCATTATCAAAGCACAGTACCACCGTCTCAAAGGAATCAAGCCATTCAAGATTAGCCTTGATGTTCTCTACACAATTAGCACCGTTGTTAACTGATACCACAGGGTACCTACTACCAAGCATCTCATATGCAGCTAATGCATCCAGCTCTCCCTCTGTTACTGTTACAAACCTACGCCCTTTCTTGAACAGGTGTTGACCAAACAAAGGATTACTTGCATTAGTATCACCAACCCCAAAGAATTGCTTGGTCTTCACAACTCTGGTCTTGAGACCTACCATCATACCCTTATTATAGTAAGGGTAATGATGCTTTGTTACCTCACCTGCTGTGTTTACTTCTACCTTAACACCATACTTCTCTAATGTCTCAGCTCTCAGGTTTCTATCAACAAGAAAGAGAGACTCTCCCTTGTAACTATCCTGCACCTTACCTGCAGAGACAGATATATTACTTATGGTACCATCACCTCTTACGTTATACCCACAAGAGAAACAATTCTTCCCTCCGTTGTCATACAATACTAAGTTGTCTTGCGACTTATCCTTACCATTCTTTGCACACTCAGGGCACTGGGTGTTACCTATCTTTTTACTGTTGTCTGTATTGTTATTCATTTAATAACCTCCATATCTCTTAGATTAAAAGAGCCACCCTAAGGTAGCTCTAGTTTATTAATTAAATCATATGGTTAGAAGGCTCCACCAGCAATAGCATCACCAGCTTCCTCATTCTTCTGTAATAATTTAATCTTATCCACATATGCATACTGTGAATAGTCTCCCTTACCTGCCTTAGCTACCACTCGTACCAAGTCTCCAAAGCGTGATAGTTCATCAGCAGAGATGCGTTCACCTTCAGCATCATACACAGGTGGTTGACCAAAGTCTGTCTTACGGCTCATACTTACTTGTGGTTCACCGTTGTACTCCTTTAGTTTAATACCTGCCTTCTTGAATACCTCTGCATTCTTCTTGTCCAAGGTTAAAGTAATCTTATACTTTTCTGAACCTTTAAAATTGTCAGGTTGTGCTACGTGTACAAATCCTGATACACCTTCTGCTACTATCTCATTGCTTACTGTTGTCATATATAACTCCATATCTCACCAGTTTTAAAAGATATATTAATGGTACTGGTACCCATCAATACATTACTAAGTAGTCTAAGTATACCTTCTTGAATGTTAATCAAATCAACAGTCTATCTAGTATTATTAGTTGTTACTTAGGTTTTCTTATTACTTCTAGTTCTATTGTACCATACTTATTATTAACTGGGGTACTTAATGTCATACTCTTTTATTAATCTCATTCTTCAGTGTACTCCAATTAGTCAGGGCTAGGTCTAACTCAAACTCTGCACGTTCAAACCTGTCAAAGATGTCTTCACTCTGATTATTGTTTTGGTTGCGAGGTACATATTGTGTACCATTAAATACAATCTCACCTTTAGCCTCTTGTTCCAGTACCCAATCTGTTGTTCTACTCATCATCTGACTCCTGTCGTAGTATATTAGCTGTGATATTATCCCTCTCAACATACAAATCTTGCAGTTGTTGAATGGATTCTTTTGTTTTCTTGTGTTGAATGTTAATTTTATAGTTAATCTCTTTCAGTTTGTTCTCTAAATTATCTAACCACATTACATATCTCCTGTAAGTATTATATTATCTATTTGCTCTTGTCTTTTTCTAGCCACCTCTTGTCTTTCTTGTGCTAATCTTGCTTTCTTTTTCTGATAACTCCTTTGAGCATACAATTTCCTTGCTGCTAATCTCTCCTCATCAGTGTGATAGAGGATAGGTCTACCTTTATTGACTTGCTTTTGTCCTCCCTCCTTATTAAATCTCTGTCTTTCCCACTGAAAGTAAGGAATGGTATTACCTCCTTTGCTCTTTACTTTAGGTACCCTATTAACACCATTTAGATTCCTGACTAGTATACCATCCTCATATGGTGCGTTCAAGGGCATCCCTAGGTACACCTCTCCATATATCTTATTATCTACCATATCTATCTCTCTTTAATTGTTTGTTCTCATTCACCAGTGTCATAATTCTCTCCATATTATCCATAATTGTAGTAGTGTAGAACATATCTTTCAGGTTGTCCATCCGTATGTCCCCCTCAGTGTCCTTAGGATTAGATTCTAGGGGTTTATTGTACCTACCCTTACTCATCACCTTAGTTTCCTTTGTTCTGCTCTTTATGCTCATCCTTGGTCTCCATTAGTTTACCATATTTTTTATATAACTCTACATTTTCTGACATATAGCCATCAATCTTAGAGGATATTTCTGAATAGGTTGTATCAGATATACAATACCATTTATCTTTTTCTCTAATACAATACATTACAGTACACCATACCAGATATCTACAAACATATCATACTCTTCTACTGGTAGTTTCATCAATCCCTCAAAGAATTCATCAGCAGATAATGTCTCCTTGGCTAATTCAACTATTTCCTTGGCCGTTTCTTCTGTCATTTTATCTACTCCTTTGTTCTGCTTCTAAATCAGCAATCGCTTCACTTACCATATCCTGTACATAATACATATCAATCATTCCCTCGCTACTGCCCTCCATCATACCGACAGCCCAATTCCACTGCTCCTCGGTATCAACTTCTGCTTGGTACTTGTCTATCCAATCAATCATTAGTTCATCAGTTGGCTCATATGTATTTTGTAATAGCTTAATTATGTTATCAACTCTCATTTTATTTCTCCTTTAACTCATTAATTAATTCAATCGCTTCATCAATTGCTCTCCACATCTCAAAGGATGTACCATCTTTATGCCATCTATCCATCCAATAGTTTTTATTAGCTACTAGATAATGCAGGTCTGATAATGTATTCTCTTGCTGTTCTGTCATTTTATTCTCCTTTAATATTCAAATGTATCTAATGGTTGGTTGGCAGCACCATCGAGGTTAGCGTAGAAATCTTCTTCGCTCTCCCAAACAGTAACTAAACCCTCACCAATAATCAATACTCGTGAGTTATCATCTACTTGTATTAAGTAGTTACCTCCACCCGTTTCAATTCGTTTAGTGTTCATCTAAATCCTCCTGTGGTGTTGGTGAGTGTCCTGTCCTAGCAACCTCCTTAATTTGTCTTTGACTGTAGCACCAGTCATTACTTAGGTACTCACTGAAGTTCTTATTCTCATCAGCCAACATATCTCTCTCCTCTATAAGACTAGAGATTTTACGGTATAGTCTATCTATTTGTTCTTGTGTTGTTTCTTCATACATATTATTTCTCCTCATTTGCATAAGGTGACAACTCAGAAAAGTGTACCTCGGCTGTAACAAACGCACCACAACCCTCAGTCCTATTTTCTACTTCCCGTAGTGCTAATTCTTTTGCTTGTTCCTCGTTCTCAGCATCTATAAAAGTGTAGACTGAACGTGTTATATCTATTCCTACGTGATATTCTTTCATATTAATCCTCCTCGTTGGCATCATTAGCCACGTTCATAATTGTCATAAGTTTACGTTCAAGTTCTTTGATACGCTTATCTTTATCCAAATCCGTTGTTCTATGTGTATACCAACCATTTGAAATGTTATCTATCTCACAAGGGCTGTAATCCATACGCTCAAGGAAGTTAGCAAAATGACCGTTCTCTTCTGCTAGAGTGTCCCTCTCTTCTTTTAGCCCTTCAATCTCCAGGCCTATATTATATAAGTCACCTGTTAAGTATTCTATAGTCTTTAATAGGTCGTCTATAGTGTCCTTAAGTGCCAGCTCTGGCCTATCTTTTAGATAGTCTTCAAATTTATACATTTTACTTATCTCCTAGTTAAATTGTATTTTTAAAGTCAGAACCTAGCTCTTCTATAACAACGTCTTCTATATTATCGTTGTAGCAGTCCCATAAAATCTTTATCATATTTTCTCGTACCTGTCCAACATCATCATTAAACTCTTGCTCTCCGATGTCATCATCAAGGTACATACCTGACCCTCCAAGGTCATATCCTATTTTCTCATCTAATAAATCAGTTAATACTAATTCAAACTGCTCATATTCTTCTTTCTTATTCATAATATCTCCAAAAATTTAATCTTATCTGCTAAATACCACAGTCCACCTTGTGATACTGGTCTTTTTATTGTTTCATAATCCAAAATCTCTACCTTTATCCATACTCTGCCTTTAGGTGACAGATGTGGTGCATTAGGTGAAGAGGTACAGTGCCAACCTTGTCGTACCTTAAAGCCCTTGGTAGGGTGGCATTCAGACTTATACCAAGTGTCAAACTCTATCCCTACGGATTTATTAATAAACAAAGGCGTTAACTTACCCGACTTCAGTTTTCTTACTAGTTTATATGCAATCATATTTTACTCCCTACCACTATCAGCAGTAGTATTATTAAAATTATATCCATTATTGAATAACAGTATACTCAGCATTATTTGCTCTAACAGATACAATTGTATGTAGATTAATTGTTCTGTATCCCATTACCTGTACATCAAAGGTCGTATCATAGGTGTTATCGTATCTAGTTACCTTATTTACACCTCCCTTTAGGTATTTTGTTACGCCAAATCTACCATTAGACCGCCTAATTGTACCATCTTTCTTAACAAATTTAACCGAAAAGAATCTACCTCTTTGGTCTGTTAATAGTTTGTCTAGTTTCTCTCTAGTTACATTCAACTTTTGCATATGTATCACTCCGTCTTATTATTATTATTAATGTGCTAGATAAGAGATATTCTTTATCCCTTTATCCCAGCACTTCCTACACTCACCACACTCACCATTATTATCGAATGACTTACAAGTTGCCTTGCTTTTATCCGTAACAACGGTGCTTGTGTTGCTATATAAAGGTGCTTTACCGTCCACCATACTACCACTAAGGCGTATGACAATATTATTAGGTAAATTCCCTTTATAATTCTTTATAATCCTACTTTCTTTAGTAGGTAACCAATGTTTAATAGTTGGTGTTTGTCTTACTACTGACAATATCTTATCAAAATGTTCTACACTTTGCAAATCACCACTATCGTGCCATCTAAAAACACCTTTATCCCTTATATCCTTTTTATTAGATATTAGATATACCATAGCACTAACCCATTCAGGCTTATTTATTGACAATAATCTACGTTCTTGTGCTTCTACAATAGCAGGGTATCGCTTATAATTACCCTTTAAAGCATAACAACTTGAACATACACTATTTTTAATTTGTCTTAATCTACTGCCTTTAATACATTTATTAGCAGGTATTGAATAACTACTAGAGGGCATTTTACTTGTGGTAGTTAATCCCTCCACCACTGATAATGCTTGTTTAATTGTATTTATAGGCGTAAATAAATTGTTTGTTATATCCATTTTATCCCCTCTTATGTTGTAATAATAAATCACCATAATATCTGTTAGCATCTTGATATAATGTTTCGTAATCATTCATACTTTCGAGTGTATCAAAATCACTAGCATCTAATTCATTAAATCTTGAGCCTTTTTTATACCATTTAATTGCTGACTCAATATAAATCTTTTGTTTTTTATTTAACTTTCTCATAATTCTTTATCCCTGTTGTTTTTGTAACGTGTTATAAAAAGTTGTTTATCCATATATCTCCAATAATTGTTTATCCAAGTAAAAACAGGACAGTGTCTTGGTTATGTAATCAATCCAAAGGTCTTGTTTTCATTTATAAAGATTTGTTTATCCCAATAAAAGGTTATCCCAATCTTTACTATATGTTACCCGAAGGGCAGGGGATTGTCAAGTCCACAAAACGAGAAACATATAGAAAAAATCGGGGCTTTCGCCCCTGTAATTATGCTACCATTCTAGCTATTTCTTTGTATGCTTTTTCTAGCTCATCGTTTAGTTTCTGTAACTCTTTGACAAATTCCATTCTAGTCTGCAAATCTTTCTCACTGGCTTGTTTGTCAAACCATTTTTTAAAGGTTGCATATTTATCGGTACCACCTGTTGACTTATTAGGCTTGCCAATCTTGCATTTTTCGTCTTTCTTGCCTTTATGTAGTGTTAACTTGTCAATATTTAATGCCTTGCTTGCTCTTTCTATCTGCTTTTTAAGACTGTCTGTTGATGCACCTTGCAGTTTTAAGTCGGTGGCAATTTGTTCCAGGTCATCAAAACCAATTGCAAGGCGGTCTGTAACTGCCTGTTGGCGTGATGTGCTGGTGTTACTTTCATTTAAGTAACTTAAATATAATTCTTCGTTTGTCATTTTTAACTCCTATGAAAACCAGGACAGTGTCTTGATTTTCTTGATTTCAATCGGACAGGATTGTCCTATTGATACTGCGTATTGTACTCTCTTTTGGTGGGTCTGTCAACACCCTGAAGCAGGACAGTGTCCTGTTTTTCATTCACAAATTTATTAATTTGTCAAGCCTGGTATCTAAATGCGAATGAAACAGATTTACGTTTGTTTATTATTCTCAACTGCAAATGATAATGATTATTGTTTACATATACAAGGACAAACGAGAATGATAATGATTTACAAATGAGAATGATTATCAAGTGATACCCAGTATCAAATGAGAATAACTATCAAATGCGAGTGATTATCAAATAAGAATGAGTACCACCTGCGACCCATTCTCACCTGGGAATGACTCCTATATGCGAATGATTCTCATTATCACCGAGGCACCCCACCCCTTTTTCAAAGTTGTCCACACACTGAACCCACCTAGACCTAAAATTCTACATTTTTCATTGTATATTATAATAACCTAATATGCGGGCCAAGTAAATAATCAGTTATTTAATAGGCAGCTCAGAAATATTTCTGGTATAATTTGTTATGTAGTTAATACATACTTAGTCTCAACTAATTAACACTAGAGACAACATTCTGTCATTCATTAATAATCATAAATGATTGATATCATTTCAGATTAAGAATCAACGAATGTTCACTGTTGTTATCTAGGTACACTAGGTCTGTCTAAGTTTGTATATATACACTTTAATTATACCATTAGGAATACCTTATGGTATAATTGGTACCTATAAATATATTTTTTATAAGAATTTCATATGAGTATTAAATCTACAGGTAAGAATATCAGTACCCTCAAGAGTAAGGACGAGGAGAAACAATTAATTAAAGAATTGAAAGAGGATGCCAAGTACAAGGCAGCTGCCCTTACAGGTAAGAAACCTTCTGATATTGTTGTTGAGGTAAAGAAGACTAGAGGTGAAGGTTATGGTAAGATATCCAGAGGAGCTGGAGGTAAGGCTGCCAGAAGACCTAAGGGTAAGGTGTACAAACCTACAGATGATGATTATGATAAGGTAGAGGAAATGGTAATCATTGGCTTAGACCAGCATACTATTGCTAAGATTATGGGTGTGTCTAATGCTACACTATTGAAATATTATAGGCATACATTAGAGACAGCTAGAGATAAGCGTACTGCTAATGTAGCTGGTGTTGCTTATAAGATGGCTATGAGTGGTGAGTCTGCCAGTATGACTACCTTCTGGTTAAAGACACAAGGTGGCTGGACCCCGAAACAACATATTATTACTGAGGACCGTAACTTTGATATTAGCTGGTCAGCAGATGAAGAAGATATTGCTGATGCTAATAACAGAATAGAGAATCAGACGGAACACTGAGAGGATGCAGGTACAGGAGAAGCGTAAAGGGGTTGTGATACCCTATACACCTAGAACATTACAAGCTAAGCTACATAATGAGTTAGGTAGATTTAATGTGGTAGTATGTCACAGAAGATTTGGTAAGACTGTATTTGCTATTAATCAAATGATTAAGTCAGCTATACAAGACTTACAGACAGGTAAGAAAGCACCTAGGTATGCATACTTAGCCCCGCTGTTTAAGCAGGCTAAGACTGTAGCTTGGGACGAATTAAAGAGATTACTGAGGGAGTTTCCTGATGTTAAGTTTAATGAAGCTGAGCTAAGGGCTGACTTTATGGGGGCTAGGATACAACTATATGGAGCTGATAATCCTGATACACTACGTGGTATCTATCTTGATGGTGTCATCTTAGATGAGTATGCACAGATGAATCCTAAGATGTACTCTGAGGTTATTCGTCCTGCACTATCAGATAGAAAGGGTTGGGGTATTTTTATTGGTACCCCTAAAGGTAAGAATGAATTTTATGATATTTATCATTCAGCCAAAGAAAAGAAGGGCTGGAAGAGATTCTTATTCAAAGCCAGTGATACTGGTATTCTGGATGATGAAGAGCTAGAGATGGCCCAGCAGGATATGGCTGAGACAGAGTATGCTCAAGAGTATGAGTGTAGTTGGTCAGCGGCTCTAAGAGGTGCTTATTATGCCAGGGAGTTGGAACTTGCCTATGATGAGGAGCGTATTGGTAAGGTACCATATGACCCCTCTAAGCAGGTAATAACAGCCTGGGACTTAGGTGTATCTGACAGTACCTCCATATGGTTTGCTCAGTATGATGGTAAGGCTATTAATTTGATAGATTACTATGAGAACTCTGGTGAGGGACTGCCTCATTATATTGATGTCTTAAATCAGAAGGGCTATAATTATGGTGCACATATAGCACCACACGATATTGTAGTCAGAGAATTCAGTACAGGCAAGAGTCGTAAAGATTTAGCTTTCTCTTTAGGTATTGACTTTCAAGTTGCACCTAAGTTAAAGGTAATGGATGGTATTGATACTGTACGTACTACATTAAACAAGTGTTGGTTTGATGAGGATAAATGTAAAAAGGGTTTAGATGCCCTTTTGCAGTACCGTAGCTCTTATGATGATAAGAAGAAGATATGGAGTCAGAAGCCAGTACACGACTGGACTTCACACGCCAGTGATAGCTTCAGATACTTATGTAATACAGAGGTAGTGTTCACAGGTAACGACAGTATATGGGGAAAGGAATTACCAAAGCAAGATTTTAGTTGGGTAATATAACGAACGGGAGTGAGTAGGGATGAATCCAAGATGGCTAGAGAATAAAATTATTGAGATGTCCGAGGACATTAAAGAATTAAAAGAATTACTGAAGGTTGCAGCACAGACTGTACCTAAAACAAAAGGTAAATAATTTATGAGTAAGAGGATGACTAAGAGAGAACTAGCAGCATACGTAGAGCAAGAGATTCAAGGGTCTCTTGGCTACGGTGATGGTAAGTTAACACAACAGCGTACCGATGCTATGGACCGTTACTACGGTAAGAAGTATGGTAATGAGCAAGAGGGTCGTTCTCAGATTGTAACACGTGATGTTGCTGATGTAATTGAATGGATTATGCCAAGCTTGATGAAGATATTCACAGGCGGGGATAAGGTAGTACAGTTTGAACCACAAGGTCCTGAGGATGTAGAGGCTGCTAAGCAAGCTACTGACTATACGAACCACGTTATAATGAAACAGAACCCAGGGTTCAATATTATCTACAGTTGGTTTAAGGATGCTCTATTACAAAAGAATGGTATTGTCAAACATTATTGGGATGATACCACAGAGATTACTAGAGAGGAATATAAGAACCTCACTGAGGAAGAATTCACATCTCTATTGATGGATGATACTGTAGAGGTAGTTGAGCATACAGCCAACGGAGAACTATCAGAAGAAGATATGATGGTAGGGATGCAGCAGCAACCTCTACTGCACGATGTAGTAATCAAAAGAACAAACGAGAGTGGTCAGGTAAGAATTGAACCTGTGCCGCCTGAAGAATTTTTAATTAATAAATATGCTAAAAGTGTTGAAGATGCACGCTTTGTTGGTCATAGAGTTAAGAGAACTAAGAGTGATTTAATTGCTCAAGGCTATCCTAAGGCTAAGATTGAGAGAGCATTCTCTGCAGAAGAAGCTGAATATAAGTCTGAACGTCTAGCACGCTTTGACTTTGATGGTGACTCTACTTATGGTGGAGATGTGGATGAGGGTATTTGGGTAACTGAATGTTATATACACGTAGACTTTGATAATGATGGTATTGACGAATTAAGAAAAGTAACGAAGGTTGGAGATGAGATTTTAGATAATGAGGCAGTGGACAGTGTTCCCTTCTCCTCCCTTACACCTGTACCAATGCCTCATAAGTTCTACGGTCTGAGTATTTATGACTTAATCTCTGACCTTCAACTAATTAAGACTACCTTAATGCGTAACTTGTTGGACAATATGTACCTAACAAATAATGGGCGTTATGAAGTAGTCGAGGGTCAAGTTAATTTAGATGACCTAATGACAAGCAGACCTGGTGGTATTGTACGAGTACGTACTCCAGGTGCTGTAAGTCCACTGGCTACGCCACAGTTAGACCAGAACTCTTTCAATATGCTGGGCTATCTTGATAGTATCAGAGAAGAAAGAACTGGTGTTAACAAGAACAGTATGGGTATTGGAGATGGTGGCTTAAAGTCACACCAAACCGCTACTGGCGTAGCTCAAGTTATGACAGCTGCTCAACAGAAGATTGAACTTATTGCACGTGTATTCGCAGAGACAGGTATGAAGGACCTCGCCACTAGTGTGTACCAATTAGTGCAGAAATATGAATCTCCTGAGAAGATTGTCAGACTAAATAATAAGTGGGTTACTCTATACCCTGCTGATTGGAAAGAGAAACTAGACTGTACTGCACAGGTAGGTCTAGGCTTCGGCAACAAGGATATGAACCTGCTTCATTTGGGTCAACTATCACAGACTATTCAAATGGTTGCTGGTCATCCTGCTGCTGGTATGATGATTAAGCCTAAGAATGTATATAATCTTATTGCAGAACAAATCAGAGCTATGGGTATGAAGAATGTAGATGACTTCATCACAGACCCTGGTGAGGGTGATTTACCTCAGCAAGGTCCTGGTCCAGAAGAACAAGCTAAGCAAGCAGAGATGCAACTTAAGGCTGAAGAACTAAAGCTGAAGTTACAGAAGATGCAAACAGAATCAGCTCTTAAACAGAAAGAGATGGAACTGGAGGCACAGCTAGCTCAACAAGAGTTGGCACTTAAGGCAGAAGAAGCTCAAGTGAATATGCAAATCAAAGCACAGGAACTAGAGATTAAGAAGGCAGACCTAGCTCTTAAACAACAAGAGTTAATCTTAGAGAGGGAACAAGGAAGACCAGTTGCTATTGGTCCAACATAAGGAGTATAATGGGAAACAAGGGAAAGGAGAAACAGAGAGGTCAGGATGCTGAGAGATTAGTTAATGACCCCTTATACAAGGAGGCTTTTGTCACAACGAAAGAGCTGTTGATTGAGATGCTTTTACAGACTGCAATTAGCGAAGAAACGGAGAGAGATAGAATTTACATTACCATCAAGAGTTTAGAGTTGATTGACCAACATATCAAGTCTGTACTCGAGACAGGTAAGCTGGCTGAAGGACAGCACAGTGAGTTCTACGAAGATACAAACAACTATTAAAAATAAGGGAGAAACCAAATGGATTCAGAAACGAACAACCAAATGGAAGTAGCGTTCGAAAGAGCACAAGAAGGTTCTGCTGAAGAAGCAGCAAACAATATCCTAGGATTGTGGGAATCATCTAATGACCAACCTACAGACGAGGTAACAGATACTACTGCAGAAGACGAGGCAGTAGTTGATGAAGGTGATACGCAAGTTGAACCAGGGGAAGATGAAGTCGAAGGTGAGACTGACTCTGCGGAAGCAGAAGAATCAGACGAGCCAGTAGAGATAGATGAAGAAGGCGGAGAGGAACTAGAGGAAGAAGACACTGAGGCTACTGAAGACCCAAGCTACTTGATTAAGGTAGATGGTGAAGAGTACGAAGTTAACCTAGAGGAACTTAAAGCTGGATATCAAAGACAATCTGACTATACTCGTAAGTCTCAAGCACTGGCAGAAGGACGTAAAGAGAATGAAGCAATTCAATCTGAACGTATTAAACTAGAGCAAGAGAGACAAATGTACGCTAACGGTTTGCAAATGTTAAAAGAACAACAGCAATCCAAACTTCAAGAGTTTAAGAGTGTGGACTGGGAAACCTTAAAAGAGGAAGACCCATATGCATATATGCTTAAGAAGGACGAGTACCGAGATGCACAGGACAAAGCAAGGAATGCCGTACAACAACAACGGATTGTACAGCAACAACAATCACAACAAGAGTCACAGGCTAGAGCAGCATTTGTTCAAGGTCAATACTCCCAACTGATTGAGGCTTTACCTGAGTGGAATGATGATAAGTCTACCGTTAAGGAAGACATTAGAAAGTTTGCAATATCTTCAGGGTATGCACCAGAAGAGGTTGACCAACTAGCAGACCACCGTAGTGTTCTTATTCTTAAGAAAGCTATGGAGTTTGATAAGTTAACCAAGAAGGTAGCCCCTAAGAAGAAGGCAATTAAGAAAGTTCCAAAGGTACAGAAGTCTGGTAGAGGTAAGGTTAAGTCTGAATCTGCTAATGATTTGTCAAACAAGAAGCGTACTAGGTTAAGGAAGTCAGGCACTCAAGAAGATGCCGCTTCCATATTTTATGATATGTTATGACAAGGGTTATAACTACAATATAAGGAAATACTATGGCTACTAATTTTAGTACATATGACGCACAAGCAATCCGTGAGGATTTATCAGATGTAATTTACGACATCTCACCAACAGATACTCCATTCCTATCGGGTATCGCTAAGAAAGGTTCTGCAGCAAACACTTACTTTGAGTGGCAGACTGATGCTCTAACAGCAGCTTCTGGCTCTAACAAGCACGTGGAAGGAGCAGCAGTAGGTGCAGCATCAACTTCAGCTACTACACGTTTAGGTAACTACACACAAATCGCTAAGAAGGTTGTTGAAGTTACTGGTACGCAAGACAAGGTTAACAACGCAGGTAAGAAGTCTGAGATGGCATACCAGTTAGCTAAGGCTAGTAAGGAAATCAAACGTGATATGGAAACGTCTCTGTTGGCTGATAACGCAGCTGCAGCAGGTTCTGCTTCTGTGGCACGTACTACTCGTGGTGCTGCTAACTTTATCACTACTAACGTAACAGATGCAGGTACTTCAGGTACTCACGCTGCTATGGTAGAAGCTGACGTTACTGCAGTTGCAGAAGACATCTGGACAGCAGGTGGTGAAGCATCAACTATCCTATTAGGTGCAACTAATAGAAAGTTAATCACTGCTATGTCAGGTCGTGCGGACCAAACTCAGTCAGTTGTTGATGACAACAAGACTGTGTACAACGCAGTAGATGTATATGTTTCTGACTTCGGTACGTTCAACATTCAGTTGGACCGTTACTGTGACCAGGACGTTGTATACTTCCTACAGAACGATATGTGGTCTGTTGACTTCTTACGTGACTTCCAAACAGTAGACATCGCTAAAGAAGGTGACTCTGATAAGAAGATGCTATTGGTTGAGTACGGCTTACGCTGTGGCAACGAAGCAGCTAACGGTAAGATTAGATACACAACTGGTTAAGAGCTAGTTTAAATCTGCCCCTCGGCTAACGCTTGGGGGTTTTCTTAAACTAATTAAGGGACAGTTATGGCATTACAAAATAAAATTATTGAGAACTTAGATGGGTCGATGACCAGTGTATCTTTTCAAGATAATAATGAAATTAAAGATATTGTTAAGTTAAACACCAAGGAGAAGTTTGAAGGGGCACGTAGTGGACGTGCACAGTACCGAGGTGATTCAACGATGGGACACCACGTAGCTCGCATACCTATGTTAGCAGTGGAGCAGATGATGAGGGATGGTATCTGGGGCAACCAAGAGAGAATGAAAGAATGGTTGAATGACCCAATTAATGAACCATTCAGAACAACTAAAGGAAAACTTTAAATGGCACTAAGCACATATACAGAACTCAAGACAGCAATTGCAGATTGGTTAGATAGAGGAGACCTCACTGCTAATATACCTGACTTCATTACATTAGCGGAAGCCAGGGTCAATAGAGAGTTACGTATTAGACCACAAGAGGTACGCTCTACTATGACTACCACTGCAGGTAATAGATACCACGCACTTCCTGGTGGATACCTCAGTATGCGTAACATTCAAATTAATAATGACCCTACAGTACCATTAGAGTTTATATCTCTTGAGATGCTGGATAGGTTATATGGTTCAAATACCTCAGGTGTACCTTCAGCTTATTCTATCGTTGGAGATGAATTTCAATTAGCACCTATTCCAGACTCGGCATATGAGGTAGAGGTTGCATACTATAAGAAGTTTGATTCTCTAGGGGATGGTACTGGTGGTACTGTCACTAGTAATTGGCTTACAGCAAATGCACCTGATGTGTTACTATATGCTGCACTACTTGAGGCTGAGCCCTTCCTAAAGAATGATGAAAGACTTCAGGTGTGGCTCGGTGCATATAAAAATGCAGTTGAGAGTTTACAGAAAGCAGACAGTGCAGACAGGCATTCAGGCTCAACAATGAGGGTACGTAACATCTACTCAGGTGTTGAAGGTTAATGCAAAGTACCTGGGCAGCCAGTTCAGAAACTTGGGGCACAGCACACGTATGGGCTAATGACACCTACAGTCACAGCATAATAGCCAATAGTAGCTTAGGCACATCAGATGTTGCTAATGTTACTATGCCAGTTAGTGCTGATATTACACAGATATTATTGTCAGAGTTACACGATGAAGACAGGGTTAGTTTACTGAATGGCACGTTAGCTTCAGCACTAGGACTTACTACAAGTTGTGTGCTTGTGTTACCTGTATCAGGTAGTATGAGTATAACAACTGCAGGGACAGGTTCTTCAGTTATGTTAGCTACAGGTTTAGCTACACTATCTAGTGGTCACACAACTACCAGCAATAACAATACAGTTTACCCAGCAACAGCAACGTTCTCTTCAGTCTTAGAGAATGTAAATGATGAAGATAAAGTTACATTAATTAACACTGCATTAGAAGCAACTTATGGTATAATATCAGTATCAGTTTTGAAAGCAGTTGGTAATGCCACACTGCCTATTAGCACTGGTGTTGTTAACAATATCAATTATCCAGAATCATTAACTATACAGGCTTCAGTGTCTACCTCTTCAGCATCCAGCTTCTTATGGAACTCAGAGACAGAAAGTACAGATGCTTGGACAGCAATAACAGAAGAGACAACAGACTGGACAGAACAAACAGAGGATGATACAACGTGGACATAAATAATAACACTAATTTAATAGCAATAGGAAGTAATAAAATGAATAACAATACAACAGCAGACTTATCATTAACTAACATCTGGACAGTAACTTGTTTAGATGCAGATGGCAACACTAAGTGGTCAGAGACAAAGAAGAACTTAATTACTACTGAAGGTCTTAACCACATCTTAGATACACAGTTCCACGCAGGCACAGCAGTTACTACTTGGTACATTGGACTTAAAGGAACAGGTACACCAGTAGCTGGTGATACATTAGCTTCACACGCTAGTTGGTCAGAAGTAACAGACTACTCAGGAACACGTAAAGAATGGACAGAGGGTGCAGCAGCATCAGGTAGTATGACTAATGCTTCAGCCGTTGACTTCGCAGTCACAGGTACAGCAACAGTAGCTGGTGCTTTCCTAGGTTCTGCAACATCAGGTACTACTGGTACTTTATATGGTGTTGTAGACTTTGCATCCAGCCGTTCAGTTATCTCAGGTGACACACTACAGGTAACAGTTACAGTAACAGCAGCATCATCTTAAGAGGTAACATACTATGAGTTTAGAAAGCTTTAATTTTATTGACTCACTTAATGCGTCAAACCCAACAACAACAGATAACGTATCAGAAGGTGATGACCATATACGTGGTATTAAGTCAACACTAAAAACTACATTCCCCAGTATCAACGCAGCAATCACAGCAACTGATGAAGAGATTAACTTACTAGATGGTGTTACAGCTACAACAGCTGAACTAAACTACGTTGATGGTGTTACTTCAAACATCCAAACACAGTTAGGCACTAAGTTACCTCTAGCTGGTGGTACTATGACTGGTACTATCGCAGGCTTTACCTCAACAGGTATTGATGATAACGCTACGAGTACAAAGCTAACAGTAGCTAATACTGGTATTGATGTTACTGGTAGTGTTACTTGTGATGGGCTGACTGTATCGGCGACTGGTTCAAGTTACCCTACTATTTCACATTCAAATGGCAATCTTATACAGCTTCAACCAAGTTATAACTATTACAACGCTTTTGAACACGTATTTAAAAGTTTAAATGGAACATCTGAACACCTACGAATAGCTAGCTCAGGCAACGTAGGTATTGGTACTACTAGTCCAGATGCGCGACTTCAATCATCTATAAGTGATGCTGATGCTACACCAGTCAATGGTACAGACAATCATAAAGCAAGAAGCGGTCACTCTTTAGAAGTATTTAATGAGTCAGCTTCAGCAAGTTATTCTGGCATTCATTTAAGAACAAGAAATAGTGGTGCTTCTGCTTGGTCTATGAATAATGTATGGAAGTCTACGTATGTTGGTGATTTAACTTTTGTATCAAGGACTGCTGGTTCTACAACTACTGAAAATGTAAGATTCCTTAACGAGGGCGGTATCACATTCAACGGTGACACAGCAGCAGCTAATGCCTTAGATGACTATGAGACTGGTACTTTTGATGTTACTTTATTATGTGATGGAAATTCAGTAACCCACTCTTGCTCCTATACTAAGATTGGGAATATGGTAACTGTTGATTTTGCGTACACAGGTACAAGTAGCACCTACTGGAGTATATTTGGAGCTTCGGGAGATGCCGTCACAATAACGAGTAACCTACCCTTCACCCCTACAGTAAATGGTGGTTTTGCGTGTAATGTAACTCGTTCCTTGGCAAATGGTAATGATTTATGTGTGGGTTGGAGAGCGGGAAGTGCGGGGCTATATTTAGGAACTGCTGACCAGAACAACTACCAACCCACCAACAACGCTACAAAGGATACTACCCAATCCAACATTACTATACAAGGAAGTGGGTCATATGTAATAGCATAATTAACCTAAATGGATTTTAGGCAGAACAATTTAATAACAACAGGAGAGTCAAAATGGCTTTAGTAAAGAAAACAGTAGTAGATAAAGTAGAAGTAGTTGGTGAACACAGGATGGTACAGTGTCGTGAAGCTACTTGGGTAGAAGATAACGGTGTAATGATTGGTGGTAAGAACTTCCACAGACACGTAATCGCACCAGGTGATGACACAACAGGTGAACCTGCTGAAACCATTGCTATCTGCAATGCGGTACACACACCAGCAGTAATAGCAGCTTATGAAGCTATGTTAGCTGCTCAAGAAGCAGAAATGAATCCAGCTGAGTAAGAACAGATAGATAAAAACAAGTAGGGGTGAAATGCCCCACACTCATTAAATACAAGGACGCTTATGGAAATGTCAGACATCTTTCTAACGCTAGTGGGCGTTATCATAGCTATGCTAGGTTGGTTTATGAGCAGACTAGCTGACACAGTAAACAAGCTAGAGCATAACATTACTAACTGTCAGACTAATATGCCTATTAACTACGTACTTAAAACTGATTACAAGACTGATATGGCTGAGATTAAGAAGATGTTAGGTGACATATATAGAATCATTAGGGAGAAGAAGTGATATGGGTAGAGCTTGCTGATAACACTGCACGGTTCTTCCTCTTTGACCCTTGGACTCTTCCAATCAATTGGTTGCTTATATGATACGATTAGGAGGTACAAATGATACGATTACTAATACTATTCATAGCACTGTCACTTAGTAGCTGTAGTTCATTAGAACTTAGAAACCTAGGTAAGTCAGGGGTTTCTGCAGGTGTCGCTTATGCTATTAATCCTATTGCTGGTGTAGCTACTTTAGCAACTGCTATGGCATATGATGAACTAGTGCCTGATAGTCCCGAGGTTGCCGATATAGAGACGAAAGAACAAGCAGTGGCATTCGTGGCTCAGTCTTGGGGAACAGACATACTGTATGCCTTTATAGCGTTCCTATTAATAACTAATATAATTGTACCTTGGATGACTAAGAGACGTGGATACAATCAAGCTAAAGGTAAGTACAAAGAATCAAATGTTAAATAAAGGAATAAATGCCTAGTCAAATAACACAACTTAATATGAACGGTATCAATAAGGACATTAGTTCTTATGAGCTACCGCCCACTGTATGGTCAGATGGTAATAATGTACAGTTTGATAATGATAAGACTAGTAAGGTATTAGGTCACGAACAGATATTTGGTACACCACTAGGTGCTCCTTACTGGCTACTATATCACGATACAATTGCCAGTGACTACTGGTTATATCCTACCCTTACTAAGATTAATAAAGTAAATAAGGCAGGCTCTACCTCTACACATACAGACGTAACTAGAACTTCTGGTGGTGACTATTCAGCTACTGCACAAGGTGGGTGGAACGGTGGTGTCTTAGGTGGTGTTGCTATTCTTAATAATGGTGTAGATGTACCACAGATGTTAGGTGAGAGTCCTACTTATTGTCAAGACTTAAGTAACTGGACTAGTGGTCATACAGCACAAGTTGTTAGACCATTCAAGAGATTCCTGGTGGCGTTGGATAAGACTGAGTCGGGTACTAGATACCCGTTCAGGGTACACTGGTCACATCCAGCAGAAGGTGGTACAGTACCAGTAACTTGGGACTCAAGTGATGCTACTAAGGATGCTGGCTATGTAGACCTATCACAAACTAATGGTTGGGTTAAAGACTGTTTACCTCTTAAAGATACAAACATCATATACAAAGAAGATTCAGTATGGGCTATGGATTATTCAGGTGGACAATCTATCTTCTCATTCCGTCAGATATTTAATGATGCTGGTATCCTAGGTAGAGAGTGTGCTAAGTCATTTGAAGGTGGTCACTTTGTGGTTGGTCTTGATGATGTGTATACTCACGATGGGCAGTCAAGACAATCAATTGTAGATACACAAATTAGAGATGAGTTATTTAATTCACTACACCCTGTTTATAAAGAGCGTACTTTTGTAGCACCAGACTATAAGAATAATGAGATGTGGATATGTTTTGTATCTCAAGACAATAACACAGATGCTTTTGCAGATAAGGCTTTTGTGTGGAATTGGAGAAACAATACCTGGTCCAAGAGAGATTTACCTAATGTTAGTTATGCTGCTTGGGGTACTGTAGATACTACAGACTCTGCAGCGTGGACTAACGGTACTACTTGGGCTGCTACAACTGTAGCCTGGAACAAACCTATTAGACAACAGATGTTATTTGCAGATGTTAACAACTCTAAGATATACCTACAAGGCAGTACTAATCAGTTTGATGGCACTAGCTTTAAGTCTTGGGTGGCTAAAGAGGATATGGCACTAGGCACTTCATCTAATAAATCAGTAGATAAGATTGTACCTATTATTGAAGGTACTGGTAGTGTTGACTTTTATATTGGTTATAAACAAATACCCAAACAAGCAACTACTTGGAAAGGTCCTTATACATTCACACCAGGTATACATTCAGATATTCCTGTCAGAGCTACAGGAAAGTATATTGGTATTAAGGTAGAGACAGAAGACTCTAATGGCTGGTCATTAGATAGCTTAGAAATTCATTGGAAACCTTCAGGTAACAGAGGTTCAGGTGTCTAATAGATATGTACCCTCACCAGTACCTAACAATACTGAAAACTTAGCTAGTTACTTACAAGAAGAACTGAAGAGAATATCAGAGGCTACTAATAATATATCTGATGGACACTTGGATAAAGCACACGTAGAACCACCGAGACCTAGAGCAGGTGATATTAGATATGCTGATGGTTCTGATTGGAATCCTGGACAAGGTGGTAACTTATATTATTATAATGGTACAGAGTGGAGAGCTTACACAGGTGGTTCAGGTGCTGGTGACTTTGCACAGATAGATGATACGACTATACATACAGCAAGCTCAGTAGATACACCAACAGCAATTACTTGGAATACTGTGCCATATTCACAAGGCATAAGTGTTAACTCAACAGATACATCTAAGATAGAGTTTACAAATAGTGGTAAATATTATATGCACTTCTCTTGCTTGTTGGAATCTAACAGCAGTAGCAATAAAGAGATATGGATATTCCCTAGGATTAATGGTACAGATGTTGATGGTTCTACTATATATCATACACTAGCAGCTAACGGTCATAAACGTACTTTATCTAAAGGTGGTATATTTGATGTAACCGCAGGTGATTATTTACAGGCTATGTTTGCAGTGGATGATACAAACTTAAGATTAACGACACAAGCAGCAACATCCTTTGCCCCTTCTGCGCCTAGTACATCTATAGAGATTATACAACTAAGCCAATGATACAAGGGATAACATCTAAGTTTGTAGAACCTGCTTGGGAATATGCAGAAGAATATATAGTTGATGCACTCAAGCACGGCATAGGTGAGTACCTTCCAGAAGATATTAAGCAGGCGTGTAAAGAACAAAGGATGCAGCTTTGGATTAAATATGAAGATGAAGAAGTTAAAGGTGCATTCGTAACACAGATATTAAACTACCCTCAGATGAAGATACTATTAGTATTACTGTTAGGTGGAAATGATTTTATAAAATGGAGAGATGAAGTAGATGAAGTATTACTTAAATTTGGTAAAGAACACAATTGTAAATTTGTGGAATTCTTTGGGCGTAAGGGATGGACTAAATTCCTTAAAGACATTAATTATAAAGAGCAAGTGAGAATGCTCTCAAAGGAGATAGTATGAGTAAAGGTGGTGGTGGTTCAGAGACTACAGTAGCAGAACCTTGGGCTGGAGCACAGCCATATATTAAGAAAGGTTACGAAGAGGCATCAGGTATTTATGATAAGTTTAGTCCACAATTTTATGGTGGTCAAACACAGGCATCATTCAGTCCTGACCAATTAACTGCACAAGCAGGTGTGAGAGACTGGGCAACTAAAGGTGCACCTAATGTAATGAACCCTGCATTATCTGCATACAAGTATGGTACTGGTGGTCAGGTATTGGATGTGGCTAACAATCCTTACGTAAGAGGTATGGCTAGTCAAGCAGCTAAGGATGCTTATGGTCAATTAACCCCACAGCTTGCAGGTATCCGTAGTGGTGCTATTCAATCAGGTGGTTATGGTGGTGGTAGACAAGGTATTGCAGAAGGATTAGCTATTGGTGGTGCAGCAGATGCAGCAACTAAGGCAGCTGCTAATATCTATGGTCAAGCATATGGTCAAGGCCTAGGGCATCAAGCACAGACACTAGGTCAAACAGGTGCTCTTATTGGTGCAGGCTTCGACCCATACAAAGCATTAGGTTCTTCTGGTGGACAACAACAAGCTAGAGAACAGGCACTTATTGCAGATGCACAAGCTAAGCACCAGTTCCAACAGAACTTACCTTATGAGAGACTTAAGCAGTACACTGGTTCTATTGGTGGTACCTCGGGTCTACTAAAAGGTGCTGGTACAAGCACGGCTCCTGGTCAATCTACACTTGGGCAGTTGGGCGAGGTAGCTAAAATATACTCAATCTTTAAATAAGGAATAGTATGGCAGAGAACACACAATCACCCGTCACTATTGATAGTGCTCAGTCACTTATAAACCTTGCTAATAATACACAGCCTATACAACAACCATATCAGTATGGTAACTTAGGTCTAACAACCTCTGACTACAGTCTATGGGGTAGTAAAGGTAATCCTTATATGACAGGTGGTCCTGGATATAACCCAGGTACTAGATGGGGTACTCCTATTAACCCACAACCAATAGCACCAATTGCTCCTCCATCTAATGGTGGTGGTGATAGCAGTCCTATTCCTGATTGGGTAGACCCTAGCACTCCTATATATAATGAGGATGGCTCTGAGTATGACCCTAAGTTTGATGACTACCCTTGGCAAAACTCTAAGGTTTTAGGTGATTTAGCACCAGGTGCTGGGCTAGCATATGGCTTAATTAATGGCAGAATAGATAACCCTTATGGTGAGGGATATGCAAGACTACCGTGGTACGAAGGTTCAGCAGGTGGTGGTTATGGCTATACTGAAGAAGGTTATGACCAGTATGCTCCTGGGGATGTAGACAGGGGAATCTACTCTAACTACTATGATGCTAATGGTAATTTAGTATCTGAGCGTGGTTGGGATGATTCGTTCGATGACTACAATACTGGTGACAACTGGGCTAATACTGGCTTCTGGGAAGGTATGGGTAATATTATTGGTGGGCGTACTTGGGATGGTTTAGAAGAGCCTGCTACATTTGGAGACCCTGCCAGTGACTTAGCTAAGCAGTCAGATGCAGCTATTACACAGGCAGAAGCAGCTAAGCAAGCAGAGAAACAGGCAGTGGCACAGGCTAAACTTGATGAGATATCTAAGTATACTGGAATGCTTCAAGGAGAGTTTGATGCTCAGATGGCAGCACAGGAAGACTTAAATGCTGGGCAGATTGAGTTAATGACTCAGATTAAAGGCGATATGCAACGAGACTTTGGTGACTTCACTACACAGAACAGTCAACAAATGGCACAAATGGCAGCTGAGAATGCCAGTATGTTTGACTCTATTGAAGAGTACAGGGCCTGGCAATTAGATACGGATGCTCATCAACAATCTTGGATGGAGAACCAGTTCAAAGACCAAGCAGCTACACAGAATGATTTAAATAGTACACAGACTGACTTAATGAATCAAATTGCTATGGATATGCAAGGTACTTATGGTGAGTTCTCAGGACAGATGGGTGAACAGTTAGCTAATATGGCAGCTGAGAATGCGTCTATGTTTGACAACTTTGCTGAGTATAAGCAATGGATGGGCGAGTCATTTACTACACTAGAGAGTGGTCTTAATGAACAACTAGCACAACAGGCAGCTGTTAATGAAGGTCTTAATAGTAATCAGATTGACCTTATGAATTCTATTGCAGAAGATATGCGTAATGATTATGGTGACTTTGAGAGTGGTATTAATGGTCAGTTAGAGCAGATGGCAGCTGAGAATGCCAGTATGTTTGATAGCTTAGAGGAGTACCAACAGTGGATGTCTGATAACAACGCTACAGCTCCTGCAACCCCTAGTAATCCTCCTCCTTCTACTGTAGCTGATGCTGTTAAAGCAGGTAAGCCTTTCGGTAAAGAGGGTGATGATACTTGGTCTCCTGATGGTAAGAATGTATATCACGGACCAGGACATAACTGGAATACCCCAGACTCTGAGAACAAAGCCCCTCCAGGCACAGTGACTCCTCCCCCTTCCTCAGGTGGTGATGATGGTTATGGTGATAGTTCTGGTGGTGGCGGAGGCTGGGAAGGCTCAGATGCTCACTCAGATATGGATGAAGACTCTGGTTGGTCAGGTGCAGACAGTGACTTTGATGACAGCGATTCAGGTGGTGGTGACTCTGGTGGCGGAGGTGGTGGTTGTTTCATAGCAGACACTTTAGTTACAGACTCCACTGGTAAAGATAAAGCCATATCTGAATATAAGATAGGTGATAGTGTTATGTCTATAGATGGCAAGACAGCCAACAAAGTTAAATATATTGAAGTTATGTCTTGGGATGATGAATATGAACTGTATTCTCCAACAACAAAACTCAAGCCATTCATTACTAAGAATCATCCTATTAAGGTTGAAGGTAAATGGGTCAGTGCTGATTTAGATTATACAGAAAGAAACCACCCTTGGATTGATGCTGTAGATATTGATACACCTGTCATTAAGAAAGGTAAAGGTATTGTAGTTTACAACTTATGGGTTGATGGTGACAATACATATACTGTAAATGGCTATGACACAGAGACATTAATAGGTGATGGTGGTGTTGTCAGACAAGGACTAGAGTATGGTAATATTAATATGGAAGATTTTAAGAACATTATAAAAAGCTCATTGTCTTCCACACCTGAAGTTACATATGGTATGCACATTCTTAATATGGCTCTTGCCTTCATTACAAATAAAAAGGCTAATGGGTTTATACTAGATGTAGTATTAGGTAAAAGGAAATTTATACCACTTGATTTATTAATATACTCGGTAGGTAAAACAGCTATACTACTTAAAAACAAAGATACACAAATGAACCTAACTAACAAACTAATACCTCAAAGGAGATAAGTAATATGTTAACAGAAGAACAATTGAGAATGGTAGCCCAGATAATGAATCAGAACCCAGGCATATCAGAACAACAGGCTATTCAGGCTGTTATGGGTATGCCCCCTGGGGCTATGACAGGTGAGGGTACAC